TCCTTGAACACCTGTGTCCCCTTTAACGCCAGTATCACCTTGTACAGTGGAATCAGCTCCTGTATCACCTTGAACTCCCGTATCACCCTTATCTCCTTTAATACCCGTGTCACCTTTAGAACCAGTAATACCCTGAATACCTGTATCACCTTTGACACCCGTATCACCTTTATCGCCTTTATCTCCTTTTACACCTGTGTCACCTTTAGCCCCCGTGTCTCCCTTTACTCCTGTATCTCCCTGAACACCTGTGTCCCCTTGTACAGTAGAGTCTGCTCCAGTATCACCTTGTATTCCTGTGTCACCCTGAATACCCGTATCTCCTTGAACCCCAGTGTCTCCTGTAGCACCAGTATCCCCTGTACCAATAGCATCAGCCATGTGACCTACAGTTACTTTCTTAGTTGATCCCGTTGTGTTCTGAGTTTTATCAGAAACATCAACAAACACCATATAATCATCACCTGCTGGTGCTGCTGCTAACGCTTCTAAATCACTAATTCTATAGCCCAAAGTAATATCCTCCTTAATTAAACTAATACTCCTTCTGTAATCATTACTCTACTATCTTCGTGTAATATCTCTATTCCATTCTCCGTCAATATAGCTAGTAGTTCTAAACAAGGTTGAGGTATAACTGTATAAGAAGCTGTAGTTTTCTCTACTGGTTTAGCTTTTACTATGTATGACGGTATTGCTGGTTTAGCTACCTTTGTATATTGATCATCACAATAAGACATTAGAAATCCTGTCCATAGTTACCCTCATTGGGTATTGAACCAATTATATCTCTATCATAGTTTGCTCTTTTAAGAGAGCTTACCGCCCTATCAACTTCTCTATCGTACATCATCTCTCTCTCTGTTAAAGGAATGGGTTTCTCTCTTGATTCCTTCCACTCTATTACCATGCCATCACCCAAACATTTATGTAGTGCTCTAGGTATTCCATGTGTAGTAGGCGTGGGATCTTCACTCATATCTACTGTTGACTCCATAGATGTAATATCTGCTACTGCTGTATTAAGCCATATCTTCAACCCATCAGTTACATCTGTGATTGTTCCAGAATAAATCCAAACAGAGTTTCTCATAATATCAAAAAATGCCTTACCCTCTGTGTTTCCAAAATGTGCAACAATATCCGCTTCCGTTGAAATAGGATATGAATGCTGTGGTAAGTCAAACTCATATAACTTTATGTAGTTATTACCATCTAACTTAGCTTCAACCCTTTTTATTCTTGATAATAAATCTGAAGGTAAGGGATACTCCCTTTGATTAGCCACTAAGTTTAGGTATGTTGGTACTAAGAATAAATCCTCATCAGCTTCTAAAGCTCTCCACACAAGCCTGTCCTTAACAACATTGGCTAAAGTGATTAAATCAGCATTAGTAAGAGTCGTAGGATTTGTACGAGTCTTATATCTTACATATTCTGCCAATCGCAAAGGAGTCATTCTAATACCTCTTGTAAATTATTTACAAATACGATACTTCTCATACTGTAATTATACTATTTATCAGAGAAGATTTTAATCGTTTTCTAGCATTTTTAATGCCTGACCGACCACTATCGTTGAAAAATACCTACCAATAAGCTCTTTCAACAAAACAATTTCCTCTGATGATAAGTTTTCTTTCTTCCCATTATAAATATCCAAAGCAAGATTGTAGCGTTTTACTTTCTCTTCCCCATCTATTTCTTCTTTTTGGTCAACGACCATCAATGCTTCTACGCACACATCTTTTAAGGACAATTCTTTCTGGGATTGTGAGTCTTTTAATATCTCACCATTAAAGTTAGTAAACTTTTTATTGAAGTCTATTTTCATAAACTCTATTATACCACCTAATAGGGAGACAGTCCCCCCGTCTCCCTATTAAGTTTATTACGCTGCTACACCAGTGTCACCTTGAACTCCCGTATCACCCTTATCACCTTTAACCCCTGTGTCTCCCTTTACACCCGTATCTCCCTTTACTCCTGTATCGCCCTTAGCTCCTGTATCACCTTTAACACCAGATTCTATTCTTGCCAAAAGTTTCTCTAGTTCAAAGCTTGAACCTGTAGCATTACTATATTGACCCATAACTTAATGCCTTTCATATCTACCCCCACCGAAGCGGGGGTATAAATTATTAACCTATTGCATGGGTTAATATTACCAAGAATATTACCCAAAGCAATAATATCTTAATCATCCAAGTGCCACAAAATAAACTTGCTCACTTGTAACATTTATATCTGTATCCAGACCAAGTGTAAATCCTCTGCTGTTTACTGTAATACCATTGGAGGTAATTGTTGAAGCACCCCCTGCTTTTAGTCTCTTCTGAGCACTAGCATTTGGCATTCCTTCAATCCAGCACTCTTCATCATTTGAAGTAGTGTTAATAACTTTCACATATCTGGGTTGAAATCCTAAATCATCAAAGTTGTATGCAGCAACAGTTCCAGTGTCAAGGTATGTACCCGTAGCCATTCTCACCATATTTTCTGGTGTTTTCTGTACTATTGTTTGTGCCATTTTTTATTCTCCTATAACCTTAAATAAATACTTAGGCTGAAACTCCGTGATGTATTACCACCATGAAGTCTTGGTTTAGAATCTTAGCCGCAAAGGTAAGTTTCCAACCACTCGTTGATCTCTGGTCTAGCGGGTCTGCTGTCCCTGCTGAGCCTAGAGGTTTAACAATGTTCTTCAATGTCTCACCTGATATTCTTGAGATTGCATAAGCGTTCTGACCAAGAATAATGGTGTAGTGAACATCAACCCCACCTGATCCAGCATCTTTCGCTACATAAGCATTTGTTGACATTATGAATCTAACACCTGCCAATGCTCCTATCTCGTCTTCCATAACATTTGACTTGTTAGGATATTTCTCTACTGGAATCCATCCATCGGCTTCATCCAAGTCATAGGCTGTCTCTGGAGACACTATACCTACAAAGGACTTTCCTACTGGAACGGTATTGTACCCAGTTGAGGGATCAATCATAGAGGTAATGGGTTTAGCATTATTTCCTCTTAGTGTTCTTACAGCTTCCTTTATCTCTTTTCTATCAAGCTTCATAGAAGCTGTTATCTCATTATCCGCTGTTGCTATTGAAGCATATTGGATAGTAGTACCAGCTGCTAATACTGTTCTACACAGCTGATCAATGGAATCTCCTGCCTGTTCTCCCAATATCTCGGCTGTTTCAGTCAAGATAGGATCATAGGTTTCCATCTGAACAACATCAATTAGTGTTACATAGTCACCGTACTGCAATACTGTCGCAAGGATGTCAGAAACACTCAATGATGTTCCTGAAGGTGTAACACCTTCTGTAAGAGCCGTTGTGTTAGCTGCTAAGCTACCGTATCTCCTAAACTTTATAACATTCGTTCCACTATTTCGTGGAATATCTCTAACCTGTGCAAATCTTGTATGCACGAGTGAAGGAATAGCTCTTTCAAGCAAAGCTCTATCATAAAAGTTGCTCACCTCTCTTGCAATCGTACCTGAAGTAGTTGCATCAGATGTGGCGTTAGCACTTCTTTTTGTAATTGCCATGTTTATTCCCTTTCATTAAATAAATACATTAAATAAATAATCAAACTCGTATAAAAAAAGACACACCATTTCTGGTGCGTCTCGGTTTTTCCGTTATACGCTTGTAATAAATATTATAGTCTACATTAGACAATCAAGTCAATAGTTATAATATTTCTTTTAACGGTCTGCCTGTATTAGGGTCAATCCTATCAAGTAACATGTTGCTACCCGCTTCTAGCGTTTGCTTCTGTGATTTACTTATGATTTCAGCTATCTGTTGTGGTACTTCTGTGTATACTCCCTTAGGAATAAAATATTTGTAACCGTTTAACTGCACTGATTCAACTGCTCCTGATACATGAACCTGAAAGTCATTTCCATCTTTATCTTTTCTCCACTCTACAACTCCAGCTCTCTCTGTAGGTTCAAGAGGGATTAGAATACTCACTTTCCTTTGAGATAACAATCTGTCTCTCATTTTCTCAGCCTTATTCTTCCAATTCTTATTAACTTCTCTATCTTCTGCTGGACTGGTTTTATCTTCTAAAGATGCAACCTTTCCATCATCTACTTCTTTTTTAGACTCCAATGTACTAACAGTAGCTATTGCTGCAGCTTTAGTTCTAAATGCGTTAGCATCCTCTTCGGACATCCCTAACTCAATTAGCTTTTGCTGTAGTTCTTTTAATGTTAATTCTTCTAATTTTTTCATATTTTCCTTTCAAAGAAATAATTACTGCATCCCCAAAACCTTTCTTTTCTGGGATTCAAACTCTTCCTTAGATGCTCTACTCCAATCAGTTACTCCGCTATCTGGTTTCCTGACTGGATTGCCCGTATCTTTGGTAGAATCTGCTTTAGCCTGTGCCTCCCTCTCTTTAACTGCTCCTAACTTTAACAGATCGTTTGATGCAACTATGGCTGCGATATTCTTTACT